TATGAAACGCCTACATCTATAAGTTCTTCATCATCCCGAACCGTTAAATGTATTGAAAATGTATTTGGTGGTAATTTATTAGTCGTATCCAAGGGGCTACTTTCTCTTAGTTAATTTAAAAAAATGTTCAGCGTCCACAACAGCCAAAGGCTTTTGTCTATTAGCTTTAACAATGGCGAGAGGAGTTGCCCCTTTGGGGCAATTCGCTTGTGCTTGCTCCATCACTTTATAGATGGCGTTTTTGGAGTTACTTTTACACTCCACCGAATAAGGAAACAGCTTTCGGGCAGCGGGTGAGAGCAATACATCTTCCCCATTGCTGCCCATCGATGTACTTCGACAATCATCTGGCTGGAGTTTAGGGAAAGTAGCTAAAACCTTATCCCTAACCCATTGTTGAAGTAGCCTACCCTTATTCTTGGCACTCTGAGGGGTTAAAGCCATTTCGGTAAAGTCATCAAGGTATAATCACCCCACCCTGTACCGTATTCTTCAGCCTTCTCAGCCGCTGCCATAACATCCAACGTCTGATGCATACGCTCTGTGGCAGAAGCCATTAGCTCTGGACTAACAACATGCATGTGGGCGATGTATGGCGAAGCCTTTTCACATGCTATGAAAGCAAATTCCTTGATATCTAGCTCAGGTACTAAAGAGCATACATACACATAGAAGGCGGCTTGGATATCGTAAGCATACAGGTGCGTTTCTCTGTTACCGAACCCTTTTGGAGATGCATCCTGAGTTGTTTTTACGTCATATGCAGTTTGCTCCGACATAGAGTCAGGGCGACATTTAAGCATCAAGCCCGTTCTAGGGCATTTTGCAAATATAGAGACTTCGTTTTTACGCTCTGGATGTTCTAAAGCTTGGCGACAGGTTGTATTGTTTAAAGCCCCTTGCGCTATACGCTTAGAAACATTGTATTCTACTTCAGTAAGAAGAATTTGATCTTCTTGAAGGTTAGACTCCATTTCTTCAAAGGCCTTAGAACGCTTAGTCTTTGGCCCTTTGATTACTAAATTGCGCTCTGGCTCTAATAAGTGGGCATGGACTGCCGATCCCATAGAAAAAGCTGAAGTCTGCTTGCGCTTCTCGCCTTTCCAGTGTGCTAATGATTTTTTATAAACAGCTTTCACTGCACTAGAGGATATACCACTTTGTTGGTGGTATACCTCGTTACTCATGCCTGTAATTATACCCATTAAGCGACTTGGTAATCTGCTTCTAGCGTATTTACTTCATCCATGATGCGGTCTTGTTCAGCCTCATCTATAGCTTGCATTGTGGCTGCTTTATACATCTCTTCAACACGCCGATTTTCACCAACAACCAATTCAAGTATATGATCGCGGGTTTCTTCGATAAGCTGATCCATCACTAGCTGATTATTAAGCTGGTAATCAAAATGCATAATCCAATACTTCTTCTTATGAACATTTACTTTCTGTTCAATCGACAAGATGCTCTCAAAATCCCACAAGTTTTTACCATCAGGAACTTTGTTGGATACTTCCGGTGTAAACGCTCCGTAATTGCGGCCTTTACCTTTGAAGATAACAGGTTGGTTCTCTACAACGTGTTCTGTTCCATCTGCAGATTTACCAGTAAAAGATACTAGGCCTCTAACAATTCGGTAACAATCCCGTCCACTTAAAGCATCCCTTTCGGCTTGTGTTAAAGACCAGAACGTATCGTAGTCGGGCAGTCCACAACAAACGCCGCCAAGTTGATCTCTGGCTTCTGTCTGCTTACCTCTGTTATTTTTGTATTTAACAAGAGTGGATTTGTTGATTAAGCCTGACTCGCCCCAATGCTGCCACTGTACATGACTGCTAAAAGCCCGAAAGCGTACATCACTAGTAGCATGAATATTGTCAGGTGAGCCGCTTGCATATTTTAAATAGATGCCGCCCATTTTAAAATCTGGATCATAGTTGATCGCCAGAGTTGGGATCTTGGTAGCAGTACCGCCAGAGCTACTAGCTCCCAAAACATCTGCTATTTCGTTATTAGATAAGTTTGTTTCTTGTAGTGCAATTTGATCAGTCAAAATACTGTTCCTTTAAGGTTAGACGTTCATTGTAACATTTTGTTAATTGTTACGTCAAGCATATTCGGTCTGCTCAAGCCAGTTTTTACCACCACTTATCTCAATGTCGAGGGGAACAACTAGTGAGTATCCAAACCGCTCCTTCGCCTCTTCGCCAACCTTCGTCATGGCCTCTGTCAGAATGTCTTTAACCTGTTGTAATTCTGGAGAAAAACAATCTACACAAATTGAGTCATGTACCGTGAGAATGAGTTTTGACTTTAGCTTTGCCGCCTTGAACATTCTGAACGCTCTGAGACAGGCAAGCTGCACTAAATCCGCGCTAAAGCCCTGTACCGGATAGTTTAAGATCTGTGTGGCAGATGTCACCCGATTGTTTCGGGTTCTTACAACATTAGGCCAGAAGTATTGTCTTCCAGAAGGCGTCTGTACGATCCCATTCTTGAGAGTGCCTGTCATCAGTCGATCATGCCAAGCCTGTATACCTTCGTAGATATCATAGAAGCCATCAAGATAGGCAGCTATGTGCGGTGGGTGACCGTATGAGGTGCCGCCGAATAAGGGTAAAAAGCTGAATGCCTTGCTTTGCTGCCGTTCATCTTTTGTGACCTCTGATGCGCCTTTCTGGTAAATGATACTTGCAGTCTGACTGTGAATGTCTTTGCCTTCGATTATATCAGCTATCCCTTGACCATCACGACTAAGTTCACATGCCGTTCTGAATTCTAGGCCAGAGTAATCCGCTTCAACGATTAGATGCTCTGAGCCAAACCTACTGACAATCGCTTTTCTAACCGGAAAGCCCCTTTTGGGCATGTTCTGTAGATTTAAGGTTATACCGCCGCCGCTAGAAAGTCGGCCTGTTGCGGTGATACACTGATTAAAGTTGGGGTGTAGAAGCCCATTCTCTCTAGTGCCACGCTCAATTCCCGCAATAAAAGAGTCCAGATATGTGCTGATGGCATTTAGCCTTGCAACTTTAGTAAGAAATTCTATTGCAAGTGTATTGCCCTTGCGCTCTGCCTGAGAGATCAGGGATTTAAGAGTAATCTTATCAGTCTTAAAACCATTGGCAGAAGCATAGCTGGATGCTTTAGGCTCTAGCTGCAAGCCAGCAACTTGACCCGTAGGCTGATACAACGCCCCAGCCCCATCACAGACCTTGCATTTAGTTCTGTTTTTGTACGGATCACCCTGTACTCTGAAAAGCTTACCGTTCTTGCGTTTGTTTTTAACTTTATACTTCTGTATTGATCCAACGCCTTGGCAGTCGGGGCATTGTACTGCTTGCGTTTTCTGCATTTGATTAAAGTTAGATCTGATCGAGTCCTTTATTTCTCTATCAGTCATTTTAGGTGGCATGAGAGATTTACCCGCCGCGTTGACGCCAATGTTAAAGGTCAGGATATGCGCGTCACGATTAATCAGATCCAGACTATAGATTACTTTAGTTCTATCTCTGCCAGAGGATAAATTGATGGGAGTATCACCCATGACTTCCTCTACAATCTCATTGCATCGTGCTTGAGTTTCAATCTGTTCAGCTAAAAACTTTTGCTTCACTTCTTCCAGAGCAACCCGATCAATTTTCACACCATTCATTTCTATTTCACAAAGAAATAAAAGTGTTTCGTTCATCGATTTTAGTACAGGTAAAAGAGAAGAATTTTCATCTTTAGCGAGATCAATTTGTTGCGATAAATATATCTCTCCACAGGTTTTAACATCCGCAATTCCGTACGCAATTACGTCTGCCAGCGGTATTTTTTCAAAACCAATGCCCTGCTTAAATTGTTCGTCAACAAGATCTGACTTCTTAAAGCTTTTGGTGCGGCGGCGAATAGCAGTTTCTTTTAAAGACATAGGTATCCTTGCACCTTTGGCTAAAAGATATTCAGCTATTAACGTATCATATATCAAAGGCGGCAATTCAAAGCCCATTTCAAGCAGCCAGCCGCAATCAAATTTAGCATTTTGGGCTACTAGTACGTCAGCTTCTGCTAAGTGGTCAGTAAGTCGCTCTATGCCATCAGGAACGCTACACTCCTCATGGAACCAAGTGTCCACACGGACTTCATCAACTGTAGTTTCCCCAAGCCAGCCATACTGAGCCATAATACATTTATTATCAGGATTTTTAGGGCTATTATCTATGCGTCCTTCGATCCACTTCACCGTGACTTCTAAGTCGAGTACAAGTATCTTCAAAAGTCAGGCTCCCCATTCTCATCTAAAATGGGCATCTTGAAAGAGAAATCTCTAACGACTACCGGCTCCGGTTGTTTGGGTATAATTACGCCTAGTTCTCGCAAATATATTTCTATGTGAGGCGGTAGATTATCATACAACATAACGATTAATCTCCCCTTCAAGATTACACTGAACAAGCGTGTGCCTTCCGCTAATCTTGTTTTTCATAATGTTAATATATCTGGTGGGGTCATCAGGGTTGTCGGGGTTATCCGCTTTCCCTATGCCGAAAAGTAAATCCGCTTCTGACTGTTTAGCCACACGACTTCCTTCTAGCATGCTCATAGATAGGCGTGTTCTACCCTCTGCATCACCCGTTGCCTGACTCATGGCGATGATTGCGGTATTATGTTTTTTGGCTAAAGCGCGTAGCTGAGTATATAAGCTTCTAAGCCGCTGATGGCCTTGATCAAACTTTTCAGTCAGTTCGACTTTATCTGCCATGTCTACGATAACTACACTGAATTCTTCTTTAGCTAGATAGGCGTCAAGGATGTTCATATCCCACCCCTGCGTATCTCTAAATATGATCCGGTCTTTGATGCCAGAGAAGCGAGTTACTGCAGCCGCTGGATCAACCCTGATTTCATCCTCAGTCATGCCAGTGTAAGACTGCAAAGCTCTAAGCTTCACCCTGCGTCCAAATTCTTCGTTACAGATGTAACCGACTTTAGCACCTTGCTGGCAGAAACCTGCAGGGCCGCAAGATATCGACACGGCAAAGGCTGTCTTGCCAACATTAGAATACGCAGCAACAATCATAAACTCGCCGCGCCCAATGCCATAAACTTCGCGGCTGAGTGTTTCTATATTGAATTTAAATCGGTTGTCGTTGGCTGTTGTAGCCAGTAATTCATAAATGTCATCTGTGACCGGAAGACCAAAGATATCGTCTGGAAGATAACCCGCCGTGACACGCTCGACTAAAGTGTTAATCTTGCCCAATGCATCCTTATCACCTTGGTTCATTAGCAGTGCTAACTGAGCTATATCATTGGCCACCTCTTGCATCCACAGATTGTTGATGACGGTTGTGCTAATCTCTTCGTCAATATTTTCTGACGTAGCAATTTCTTGCACTTGCTCTTCGACTTGATCAGCTTGGGCGGGAGTCCATACAGGATGGTTCGACTTCCAATATGCAAACAAATCTAAAGAAGTTATATCCTTCTCAAACTTGTCATGCATTTCAACGATAGAAGTATATATTTCTTTCAGAGTTTCATTAAAAAGCTCAGGTCTAAGCTTCGATTTATTTGCCTCATAGAACTCATTATTTAAGCAGTTTTTTAGTAGTGAGTGTTCCAATTTAGTCATTCCTTAGTTGCCTGTAACAATTAGCTACTTGTCAGGGCTAACACACAAGAAGACATAAAAAAAGCCCCAATTTTCATTGAGGCCTTTTTCTTCTAGATTATGGAAAGTTTATTTAGAGGGCTTGTTTTGTCTGAACGCCATTTGCTCTAAATCAGGTTTTGCTGATCCTCTACGCTCTTTAATGTTCAAAGCGGTATAGCTTACACATTTATTAGAGTTGGAGAATTCTTCTAGGATCTCGCTTAATTTCTGTTCGATTTTAGCTGCCTCTGTGAAGTTTGCTACTTCAAGATCAGCCAACATAATTGCTCTTAGTTGCATTTTTGATATTCCTTGATTTTAACGTCGGTATTATCAGCTTCGACGGATACTTTTTCTCGCAGAATTACCTGCGCCTATGTTTTTATTGGGGGTTGATTGGGTGGTGCTAATGAAACTATTGGACTACTACACACATCTGCGCCTGTCCAAGACGAGGCGGCTCTAAGAAATTTTTTACTAAGTATGCGTAAATATTTTCGGTAGTGTGCGCCGTAAGTTTTTAAAAGGTAAGAGCCTGTAAAGCTATGCTCTACAAGTGTACTATGTAGGCAGCACTTATTAAACACTCCCATACAACACCTTTTTAATTTGATCAGTATTCAACACTTTTAGATCACTTTTAGTTAAACATACACGGATATTACATCCATGCTTCCTCGCTTGTTGTACTGCCTTAATACTTGCGTCCATGTCAAGCACTAAATACTTTTCATTGTATCTTTTAAGTGTCTTTGTGATGTTATAGCTAAGTTTAGTTCCCAGCAAAGCTATGCCTACGCAACCCTCTATCCGCGACACCGAACAAGCAGAAGGAACGTCTTCTACCATCACCACTTTGTTGCCAACGCCTATAGTAATTCCAGATTCAATTACGCCGTAAGTGATCCACTTTGGGCCATAGCCAGACAGTAATCTTCCTACCGCGCCATTAGCATAATAAAAGATCACTCTATTCTCTGACGGTGCATATCTAATTTTTATTAATTGATTGTTATATGCTTCCAGACTGTTTACCGACTCCAGATAATCTAAAGAGGGTTGGTGGTTCGTTACAGAAGTTGTAATCGAAGGTAAAGGCTTACCTATAGGTTTGTCAGCTTTAATATTGTTTAATCTATTTTTGACATACTCTATCGTTCTATCACCAGTGTAGATGCCTTTTCCTTCACAACTGGCTCTAAAGCAATTCCACATTAGTGTACCATCAATTTTAGAAATAGATAACTTCTTATCCATATAGCAGAATGGACAGGTGATTACTTTTCTATCACCTTCGCGCAAAGGTATTCTTTTGATGATATCTAGTTGTTCAGAGTAAGTCATATATCTATCTTCTTTAGTTGATTATAAGTCATGTCACCTCGCGGCGACATCCGAAGGATACACGCTTTAACAATATTGTAAATGGTACAAACGACAATTAGTTAAATGTGACTAAAAGTATTTTTGATTAACAGTTTATCACACTCATAGTATTTAAGTCATTGTTTTATATGCAAAAACTGGTAATCAATTGGTCGTAGGTTCGATCCCTACCGCCGGAGCCAAAGTCACTGATATTAAACAATTAATCAGGGTTTTGGCTGAGTAAAAAAAGGAAGAAATTGACGAAAAAGTAATTCCTTTTTTCTTCCTTTTTTCTATAACCGACTCACTTGTATTTTATGTAGACATCTTTAATCGAAAGGTTATCGGCTTCTTTTTGGGCATCTTTTTCAAGTACTGTTTTATAAGCCAGCGCATTGTCAGTTTTAGAACAGTAATATGTTAGTATCACCGTTCTATATCCGCTTCGCATCATACTCTTCCAGAACGCTTGTGGTGGTCAGAGAAGCCCATGAAATAGGATAGAGCCGTGACATCTCATGGCTGACTAAATTGGCTACTGAGCGTGTCTCCTGTTGAGTGTCAGGTGAGCATCTAAGTACTGCCATTCGTGCAAACGCATCTAGTGACCCAGACCACCAAAACTGCGTCATTAAATTAGCCGGTAATACCATTCGCGCTTGTTCTTCACAGACGCCTAATTCTAGCAGATAATTATAGTGAGCTACTGCCTTGTTACATTGTGACAGTGTGGATGCTATCACTTTGTTAGCTGTATCATCTTCAAGTCGGTCACCAGAACCTTGCTTCTTATCTTTGACTGACTGTCTCCACCAATCTGGATAAAATATGTCAGGCTGCGATTTCACATATCTGCGGCTCACTTCGTTAATTCTCAAATATGAATGTTTTACAAGTTGTCGGCTCACAAAAATTGGACAGCTAATTCTAAAAGATGCAAAGCAATGTCCAAATGGACTAAAATGCTTATGCTTGGCTAAATACTTTATAAGCTTTTCGTCTGAATAGTGGAGTATGGGGCGCATATCTCCATCTGTTCCAGTAAAGCCCAGACCTTTGCTATGCTTACTGAATGACACTCTAGCTGCATTTACGCACGAAAGGTCACTGCCCATGCTGTCGAGCAATTCTACAGAGATTTTACTCATTACACTAACCTCTCGTAGATAACATAATCTTTGCCGTGCAAATACTCTTGGCCTACTCGCATTGTGCGAAGGTGATCAAAGGGCAGTTCGTGACCCATGCCCGCAACTCTGCCAACAGTCTGGGATTTGCAGTGAGTAGTTTTAAAAACTTTATATTTGTCGTAATGATCTATTTTTGTAATCGATAGTGTATCAAAATGCATTTGTAGCTTTCTCTTTCAGTAATTGTTGAATTAAAATGTTTTGTTCTGCGATAATATCTTGCAGCTTTTCGGGCGAGTCAGTGCCTTGTTTGTACCGCCGCATTTCCCTGCCCAGCTTCTTAAAGCCGACAGTATCTAGTCCACGTTTCTCCAAGGCGTTGTGAGCGTTAGTTTCCGTCAGTACAGAGTAAACCATTAGGCTGTTTATGTTCTTGTGACCTGAGATAGCCATCAGTTCGTCATGGGTGCAGCCGCACTCAGAGCCGTGTGTTACTCCAGAGCGCCTCAAATCAGCCAGCCTTACGTCAGTATATACATACGATCCATCAGGCCGCTTCTTGCCCTTGTCACGCACTGGCGGGAGCAACTTAGAAGCCTTCCTAATATCAGAGAATACTTTAGTCAGCCGGTCAGCCGTGTAAGGCTTTCGCGTACCTTCCTCGCGTATAATAAAATCATCAGAGTTATGCTTAGAATGCAGCTTTAGCCGCTTCTCTATGCCAACGGTGACAGGAATACGCATTTCAGCGCCTGTCTTCTTCTGAGCAAACTCAGCTACATTATGTACTGTGTCAAAGTCATTCCATTTGAGTAGGCGAACATCAACAGGCCGCTGCATCCATTCGTAACAAATAGTAATGACAGTACCCATACTAACTTTGCCGTTTGCATCACAGTATTCTACCATGTCTTTGACTTGATCAGGCGTCCACATAACTCGACGAACATGACCTTTTGGAAGCTTTAGATCAGAGAAGGGGTTGGTAGTGGATAAGTTAAGCCGCCTACCCTCTGCCCATGCTGATCGAAGTCGAATGATAGTTACACGCGCATTGTTAGTTGTAACTTTGTCCTCAACGATTTGAAATATCTTCTGCGCGTACTGATAGTCTACATCTTCTACCAGAACGTCAGAGAAAGGCTTGCCATCTCCTAGATCCCACTGCAGCAAGCGGTCTATGATTTGTCGATAATTTCGCTTCGTATTAGCCGCATTATCTTTGAATGCCATAGACCTTTTCCATGCGGAAATAAGTGCATGTACTGTGTTTTGGGGTGCGTAAACTGATGTGTCTGTACCTGCGCCAGTATGTTTCTCCCATTGCTTGCGCCACTGCCGCACTAAGTATTCAGCTTCCGATTTGGACTCTAAGGTGGTGCGCTTAGTGTTGGGAAATACTTTTAGCATGGCTGCGCTAGGTCTAACAAAGTAGACCCAGCCGTTTTTGCGCTGGACAGGTTCTATATATCCTGCGGTCTTCATCGTGTAGCGCCCAAAGTAACGTGAGGTTCAGTCAGGCGCTGCAGATGCTTGTTTAAGTGTTTAAGCTTGGCGTTCTCTTCCATGAGCGCACCAATCCGAAACCAAGCCTGATAAACATCTTGGCTGGTGAATTCGTTACCCGCCTCTGCCAAGTCTTCTGCCAGTTGCTCCAAGTAGTTTCTGAATTCGGCGTCAGTCATATCATTTAATTGTTCCATTACATCCCCCTATCAAAATGTGAACCAACGCCCGTATGAGGTATCGCATGATATTGGCAGTAGCCTACTGCTGCGTAAGTAGTGGCAGGGTTGTTGCTATCCTGTATTTCAGCATAGATTTCATCGCCTTCGTCCATAGTCAGAACAAGCCAATAATTATCGCCATCGTGCCAATGAAGCGAGCGCCCTTCTGAAGTGGAAGAACACATTTCTTCGCCTACAGCCTTAGTCAGGCCGCTGATATGCCATGTAAAACAAGAAAAACCGCTTGGTGCTCTACTCATTAAGACATCTCCTTCTGTAGCTGCAGACCTTTGATTAGCATCTCTTCGGCATCTTTCTTCTGACCACTTTGCAGACGCTCTAAAGCCCATGACACCCAGCTAGTTGCGTGAGGCGATAATTGGTCAGGCTTTGGCTCTGGCTTGTGACCTAGAGCATCGAATGAACCCACTGCGTTATCGTTTAAGAAGGAAAGCAGATTGGGTTTATCGACGGGCACCTCGACTAAGCGCATGTCATTCTTGAACCGCTTGCGAGCATCAGCTTGAGTGCCTGACCAGTGGCCTTGGTTGTTTGTGTA